GAACAAGGATTTTGGTTTTATAACAATGGTACTCCTACTTACATTACTGGCACTCATTACATGTACTTGCAATGGTCAAAGATTGATATTGGAGCCCCAGACTATAGAGAGTCAAACAGACTTTTCTTTATATTCTGGGAAGCTTGCAAAGCAGATAAAAGATGTTACGGTATGTGTTACCTCAAAAACAGACGATCTGGATTCTCTTTTATGGCAAGCGCAGAACTTGTCAACCAAGCTACAATATCTTCCGATGCTAGGTTTGGAATACTTTCCAAGTCTGGAGCAGATGCCAAAAAAATGTTTACAGATAAAGTTGTACCCATATCAGTTAACTACCCGTTCTTTTTTAAACCCATTCAAGATGGTATGGACAGGCCGAAGACTGAACTGGCGTATCGTGTTCCGGCATCAAAGCTTACTAGAAGAAAGCTTGAGTCGAATGAACAGCTACAAGAATTAGATGGGCTTGATACAACTATTGATTGGAAAAATACAGGTGACAACTCTTATGATGGTGAAAAGCTAAAACTATTAGCTCACGATGAAAGTGGTAAATGGGAAAGACCTGACAATATATTAAACAACTGGAGAGTTACAAAAACTACACTACGTCTAGGATCTAGAGTTGTAGGTAAATGTATGATGGGCTCGACTTCAAATGCTTTAGATAAAGGTGGAGACAATTTCAAAAAACTATACTACAATTCAGACGTTACTAAAAGAAATAAAAACGGACAAACAACTTCTGGACTCTATAGCTTGTTCATACCTATGGAGTGGAACTACGAAGGATTCATGGATTCTTTCGGACTACCTATATTTACATCTCCAAAAAATCCAATCAAAACAATTGATGGTTCAACTATTACGACAGGAGTTATTAAGCACTGGGAAAATGAAGTTGAAGGATTAAAACACGATCAAGACGCATTAAACGAGTATTATAGACAGTTTCCAAGAACTGAAAAACATGCTTTTAGAGACGAAACAAAAGATAGTTTATTTAATCTTACTAGAATATATCAACAAATAGATTATAATGAAGAAGTTAATCATATTGTTTCTGTAACTACAGGTAGCTTTCAATGGCTCAATGGCATTAAAGATACACAAGTAACGTTTTATCCAAATAAAAATGGTAGATTTAAAATATCGTGGGTGCCACCGGTCGAATTACAAAATAAAGTATTATTAAAAAATGGAACAAAATACCCTGGTAACGAACACATTGGAGCTTTTGGCTGTGACAGTTACGACATTAGCGGTACTGTGGATGGTAAAGGTTCTAAAGGAGCATTACATGGATTAACCAAGTTTAGCATGGAAGATGCTCCGCCAAATCAATTTTTCTTAGAATATATAGCAAGACCTGATACTGCTGAAATATTCTTTGAAGACGTTTTAATGGCTTTAGTTTTTTATGGTATGCCAATATTAGCTGAAAATAATAAACCAAGATTATTATATTATTTAAAGCGTAGAGGTTATAGAGGTTTTAGTATTAATAGACCTGACAAGCTTTATAATAAACTATCTCCAGCTGAAAGAGAAATAGGTGGAATACCTAACTCAAGTGAAGATATTAAGCAAGCGCACGCTGCTGCTATAGAATTTTATATAGAAAACCATGTAGGTGCACTTGAAAATGGTTATGGAAATATGTATTTTCAAAGAACATTAGACGACTGGTCTAGATTTAATATAAATGCTAGAACAAAATATGATGCATCTATTAGTTCTGGTTTAGCTATTATGGCTTGTAATAAAAATAAATATAGACCTATACCACTAAGAACTAGAAAAGAAATTAACTTAGGAATAAGAAGATACAACAATGACGGATCTATGTCACAAATAATATAATGCATGAAGATAACGAATACTTATAGCTCTTTCCCAGATCAGGTAGTACCTGATGAGGTTAAATCAAGCATGGACTACGGCAAGCAAGTTGCTCAAGCTATAGAAGGCGATTGGTTTAGCGGGACTAGGTCTGGAGTTGAAAACAGATTTAATACTAATTACAATAATTTTAGAATGCGTAGGTTGTATGCTAGAGCAGAACAACCCGTGCAAAAATATAAAGATGAGTTAGCTATAAATGGTGACTTAAGCTATTTAAATTTAGACTGGAAGCCAGTTCCTATAATACCTAAGTTTGTAGATATAGTTGTTAACGGTATGGACGATAAGCTATATGATATAAAAGCTTATGCATAAGACCCAGAATCAAGACGAACAAGATCTAAGTATGCTAAAGACATATTAAGAGATATGCAAGCTAAAAGTTTTTTAACAGAAATACAAAACACTCTTAATTTAAATATGTTTAACTCTGAAGATCCTGAAGAGTTACCAGAAAATAAAGAAGAATTAGATTTACATATGCAGTTGAGTTATAAGCAAGCTAGTGAAATAGCTGCTGAAGAAGCTATCAACAATACATTAGCTTACAATAAATATGATTTAACCAAAAAAAGAGTTATTGAAGATTTAGTAGTACTAGGTATTGGAGCTGTTAAAACAAATTGGAATAAATCTGAAGGTGTTACTGTAGAATATGTTGATCCATCTCGTATGGTGCATTCATATAGTGAGGATCCAAACTTTGAAGACTTGTGGTATGTAGGTGAAGTAAAACCATTATCACTAGCTGAGTGTAAAAAACAATTTCCTAACTTAACAGATTCAGAACTAGAAAGACTAGAGCAATATCAAGGTAATAGTAGTTTTTTATATAATTGGAACGGTAGAAGAGATGGTAATGCTATTTATATTTTGTTTTTTGAGTATAAAACATACAGTGAACAAGTATTTAAGATTAAAAAGACTGCAACAGGTTTAGAAAAATCATTAGAAAAACCAGATACTTTTAATCCTGAGTCTAATGATAACTTTGACAAAGTTAGTAGATCAATAGAAACACTATATAGCGGCGCTAAAGTTTTAGGTTATGATATGATGTTAGAGTGGAAGCTTGCTGAAAATATGACTAGACCAAAATCTAATTTAGTTAAAGTTAATATGAACTATAATATATGTGCACCTAAATTATATCAAGGTAGAGTTGAAAGCTTAGTAAGTCGTATGATGGGATTTGCTGATATGATACAGTTAACACATTTAAAAATACAACAAGTAATATCGAAAGTAATACCAGATGGTGTTTATTTAGATGTAGATGGATTAGCAGAAGTAGACCTTGGCAATGGTACTAGCTACAACGCTAAAGAAGCTTTAAATATGTATTTTCAAACTGGTAGTATACTAGGTAGATCAATGACAACGGAAGGTGATCCTAATCCAGGCAGAATACCAATACAAGAATTAGTAAAAAGTGATGGTGGTGGTAAAGTAAATTCTTTAATACAAACCTACCAGTATTATTTACAAATGATAAGAGATGTAACAGGATTAAATGAAGCGAGAGATGGTAGTGTTCCTAATTCTGATTCTTTAGTAGGATTACAAAAACTAGCTGCGGCCAACTCTAATACAGCTACTAAACATATATTAAATTCTTATTTATACTTAACAGTTAAAACTTGCGAGAATATAGTATTAAGAACATCTGATAGTATAGAGTTTGCTTTGACAGAAGAAGCTTTGAAAAATAGTATATCAACTTGGAGTGTTGGCCAACTAGCAGATACTTCTCAAATACACATGGCTGATTTTGGTATATACTTTGATTTAATACCAGATGAAAGAGAAAAAGAACAATTAGAAGCTAATATACAAGCAGCGTTATCTAGCGGTAGTATAAATCTAGAAGATGCTATAGATATTAGATCAATAAATAATCTTAAGTTAGCTAATCAAATGATTAAGCTAAAACGTAAGAAAGCGGCTGAAGCTGCGCAAGCTGCACAACAAGCTAATATACAGGCGCAAGCCCAAGCTAATGCACAGGCAAGCGAAGCTGCTGCACTGGCAGAAGTTCAAAAACAACAAGCTATACTAGATACTAAACTCAAGTTTGAAAAAGGTAAATCTGGTTTTGAAATAGAACGTATGAGAGTTGAGTCACAAATTAAACGAGAATTAATGGATTTAGAATTTAATTATAACCTGCAGCTTGGCGAACAAAAGATTATAAAAGAAAAACAAAGAGAACAAGACATAGAAAACAGAAAAGATAAACGTGCTAAAATAGTTGGCACACAACAAAGCGCTATGATAGATCAAAAGAAAAATGATTTATTACCAATAGATTTTGAAAACCAAAATGAAGGTGGTTTAGAAATTTAAACATTTATTAATTTATATTATATTATATTATGGCAACAAAAGAAAAAGTAGACCTGCCTGTAAACGAAGAAAAGGAAGGTTTAAAAATAAAGAAAAAGCCTGGCAGACCTAGAAAAATGGTAGAAAAACCAGCAGTAACAAAAGTTGAACTAAATAAAAAAGAAGAAGATGCCGTTCAAGAGTCAAGCACAGGAATCGTGGATGCGGACAAACAAACCGAAACTGTGGAAAAAGTGGAGAAGAGAATATCCGAACCAAAACTTGAAGAGTCTACGCAAGAGAGTAAAGAAGAAGTAGTAATAGAAGAAACTGTAAAAGAAGAAGCTAAAGAACTACAAAAAGAAGCTCAAGACGCTATAAGAGACGAAAAGGTATCAGGTATACAATTACCAGAAAACATAGAAAAATTAGTAAACTTTATGTCTGAAACAGGAGGAACTGTAGAAGATTATGTTACTTTAAACAAAGATTATAACAAGTATGACGATAAACTACTTGTTAGAGAATATTATAAAAAGACTAGACCGCATCTTACAGATGAAGAAGTTACTTTTGTTATGGAAGATAACTTTGCTTTTGACGAAGAAGCGGACGAAGAAAGATTTGTACGTAAGCAAAAGCTTGCATACAAAGAAGAAGTTGCGAAAGCCAAGAACTTTTTAGAGCAAATGAAAAGTAAATATTATGATGAAATCAAGTTGAGGCCATCTGTTACTAATGAGCAGAAAAAAGCTATGGACTTTTTCCAACGATACAATAAAGAACAAGAAACGCTAACGCAAGCGAGGAATGAGTTTTTAAACAATACTAAGAATTTTTTTACTAATGATTTTGAAGGTTTCAATTTTGAAGTTGGTGAAAAAAGATTTAAGTATAAAATAAACAACCCATCCGCTATGATAGATACTCAAAGTGATGTAGCTAAAATTATAAGTAAATATACTGATGATTCTGGAAACATTACAGATATGAGTGGTTATCATAAAGCATTATATGCGGCTAGAAATGTTGATAAATTAGCAGAACATTTTTATGAGCAAGGCAAAGCCGACGCTACTAGAGATATTGTTGCTAAATCTAAAAACATTAGTCAAGATCCAAAACCAATGGATACTGGTGAAACATTACCTAATGGTTGGAAGATCCGTGCTATAAGCGGTGTTGATAGTTCTAAATTGAAAATTAAGAAAAAATCATAATAATAAAAACAAACTAAAATGAGTTTTGTAAATGGAGGATCGTTCCCTGCTTCAATTAAGCCGATGCCAAATCAGGTTACCGTACAGGATAACTATATTGATTTTAACGACGGTGCATTTAATCAGTGGGCGCAACAATATCTACCGGAGCTTTATGAGCAAGAGGTAGAAAGATATGGAAACAGAACATTATCTGGTTTCTTAAGAATGGTCGGTGCAGAGATGCCGATGACATCAGATCAAGTTGTTTGGTCTGAACAAAATAGATTACACATTGCATATGATAACTGTGCTGTTGCAGCTAACGCTGGATCTAGTATTACAGTTACTATTACGCCAGGTGCTGGTAACCCAGCTACTTCTGCTATCAGAGATGGTAACACTATCTTAATTACTGATAACGCTACAGGTCTTGTATCTGCTAAAGCTTTAGTAACTGATAGAACTTCTGGTGTAACTACTAACGGTTATACTGTTGACTGTATATTATATGAAACAACTTCTGCTGCTTTACCAGCTGCTATAACTGGTGGTGCTTGTAGCTTATTTGTTTATGGATCTGAATTTCCAAAAGGAAGTAATGGTATGGCTGGAGCTATCGAGCCAGGTGTTACAACTTTTGTTAACTCACCAATTATCTTAAAAGATAACTATGAGTTAAGTGGTTCTGATGCTGCACAAATAGGTTGGATCGAAGTTGCTACTGAAGACGGAACTTCTGGATACTTATGGTATCTAAAAGCTGAGTCTGAAACTAGACTACGATTTGAAGATTATTTAGAAATGGCAATGGTTGAAGGTGAACTTCAAGCTAACACTGTTGCTTTTGGTGGTAATTTTGGACCAGGTGGTGCTGCTCAAAACATCAAAGGTACTGAAGGTTTATTTGCTGCTATCGAAGCAAGAGGTAATGTATACTCTGGTTTTGCTGGTGCTGCTGCTCCTGGTTCAGGCGCTTTAGCTGATTTCGATGAGATATTAAAGCAATTAGACAAGCAAGGAGCTATTGAAGAAAATATGTTATTCTTATCAAGAGCTACTGCTCTAGATTTTGATGATATGTTAGCTGCTACTAATGGTGGTTTTGCTTCAACTCAAGCTGCTTCTTACGGTTTATTTGATAACGAAGCTGAAATGGCACTTAACTTTGGTTT